ATCTCCACATACTTATGAAGAGTTCCTTTGCAGTAATGCATTGTGCTTTTCAATTAAAAATTCAACATACTGTTTCTTATCACCGTACTTGATGTGACAAGATCTACACAAAGCCATTAGATTCTCAATGAAGTCTGCTTTCTTACTGCCTCCCATACCACGAGCTTTAATGTGGTGTATATCAACAGCAGTCTTTCTGCAAACTTCACAGGGAATCCAATCCGCTTCCGTGTATCCAAAGTGATCAAGATATATTTTCTTATGTTTCAAATACAGGCCCTTCTTTGATCTTAAGTTTGTCCAGACCCATTTCTTTTACAATATCTCTTAGATGCTTTAGAGTTATATCTCCAATAGTATGTAACCAATAACCTTTATTAAAAACATATTCATAGATATCAGGACAATGAAAAAATAACTTGTACTTTTCATTTCGCCAAAGTCTATCTTCTTCTAAAAGTTGCTTATTACCCCTTATATAAATTTCATATAATAGATTCCAAAATGTTTTTAGGTCAATGTCTACATAGCTACGCATACATAAGTAAGCATCTCTTCTGCTTCTGTTTCTTTCTTCTTGGCATTGAATTCTACCATCTTTGTAAAAAGTCTTTTCTGTAAAAGTCTTAACAAAGAGGTCTTCAAATGAAGAGGGTGTTTTAGACAAAAAGATATTGTCTGAAGCTTTCAAGTAACTTTCTCTCGCCTGAAAGAAAGAGTCTGACTGTTTTCTCATTCGTTTTTAAATCTTTCGTACATTGGTGATGTGATCTCTGATGCTGGAGGAAGCTCTCTAAAATAATTAGAGGCACCTTTGAAAAGTAGTCCTGTTTCTTTACCTACAGGGCCGTATCTGTTCTTCAGTGTAATAACACTCCTAAATTCATCTTGCAGAATCTTAGTGTTGTATTTCTGATAGTTGTTGATGCCATGATAATACGGGTTAAATATCCCTAGTATGGTATGTGCATCACGCTGAGTAAGTTTATTGTCGGCAAGCTTAGCCTTTGTAGGCTTTAGCTTTTCTTCAATCTTACTACCAAGCTTGGTAAACTCAGCGTTCTCGCCATCTGAAACTTGCTGCTGAACATTGATGAATATATAGTTGAGGTTCTTTGTTATGTTCATACGACCATAGTCAGAACTCATTCTCGACATAGCTTTGTGTAGAGTTTCTGCATCCTTTTCTGGTGATAACAAAGAGAAGTGGTCAACTACAACGATGACATATTCTTCTTCATCGTTAGGTATATAGTGAGAGAAAGCCCAATCTGATTTATCTCTAACAAGATCGAACTGGTCTCTGCTCAATACATTATTCTTTAGTGGGTCTTGCTTATAGTTATAATAATAGAATGTACCATTCTGTAAAGCATACTCTTTAACCCTCTTATAAATACCTGTTGGGTTAGATATAGTATCTATGATCTCAATATCCTTTGCGATGTCAGAGAACTCTTTCTCTTCCTTCTCAAGGATGTTAATAACTTTAAGATCAACAGCTTCACTCATAGACTGAAGCTGGTTTACATCTACTTTGATTTGATGTTTTTGATATAAGTGGTTACAAAACAGACTCCTTGCAAACTCTGAACGAGTTTCTTCGAGAGCAAAATACAAAACCTTAAGTTTAATATTATTGTCTCTACAAAAAGTTCGTGCATGATATAACCAATGCTTAGTAAACTGAGTCTTACCGACGCCAGAACCAGCAGTAAAAATGTAGTAATTACCCTTTATAAGACCAGGTATTACAGACGAAAATCTAGAAAATGGATTTGCTATACAGTTTACTTTACCTTCTAAAACTCTCTCTCGATTACGTTTAAGTTCTTCAAGAGTTTGTTTTATCATAGACGGTCACTGATAAGCTTAATAATAACCAGAGGTATAATAATAGAAAGAGCCAATGCAATAGGATTATGACTGCATGTAACAGAAGCTGCTGTTAAATAAATAATAAATGCTACTGCTGCGTTAAAAGGATTTACTCTTTGAATCATAGTGGTGAATCTAGCTTTGTACAAAGCATTCTTTTCACTCTTAGCATAGACAGGAATCTCTTTTCCTTTCTTTGTAGTCACAATGTACTTGTTGTACTCGTCATGACTATTTGATTTTCTAGCAAGTCTAATTTTCATACCATTGTATTTTCTTCTTCTTGCAATTGCTCACAGTATGTAAGAAGGTCAGACAGTTCTATCTTTGTCCTTTCCTTCAGCACTGTTTTAAAGATGAAATAATCAGCTTGTCTTATATACTTGTAGTTTGTCTCAGAGTTTTCATTGATGTAGTTCTGAGTAGCTTCAAGTATCTGATCGTCTGTATAATCATACAGAGTTCTAAAACGAGCCATATTCTTCTCGACAAGTTTTTTGTTACCTATCGATTTAGATTTCAGACCTTCGAATAAAGATCTGTATTGAGCAATAAAGTCACCTGATGTTTCAACGGTAAGCCCTTGTGTTACCTGCTTACCTTTATACCGCAGACTGTTTGAATACTGTCCTATCTTAATATACTTCTTTGCTTCAAGTATCTCTATGTCTTCTGCTGGTATTGGATATTCCTCACCCATCGCTAACATCACCAAGTAGGTATATTGATTTGGTGATATGGATAACTCAGTAAGAAATTCTGTTTGGAAACTTATCTGCAATTGTTTTGAGAGTTTTAAGTTCCTCAAAGAAATCATCCAAAGCCTCTAGCTGAAAGTATATCTCAGCTAAGGACTTCGGATTTGAATCTTCGGTACGCTTTTTCAACAGTTTCATCTTTGATATGAAATTCTCGGTAACCTTTATCTGTCCGTATCGTCCCTGAGATAGAACAATTTTCAACATCATTGCTGTACACTTTAGGTCTAGCGTTGATATGAAAATGTCCTAACTCAGGATGCTCTTTGAATACTCTATCGATATCCATTTACCTCTGTTACATTGTACACATTCAAGTCGATCATTGACTTGTCAAACCATTTCTCCTCTTGAGTATATAGTGTTCTAAGAACGTACACCTTACTCTTACCAGGAGAAAGTCTTAATCTTCCTAACCTTTGGATCATAGGTAATGTCTTACCATAATAGGAGTGCATCAGAATATTCTGTACACCCTCTATGTTTGCACCTTGGGTCAGCAATTTAAATGAGGCGATGTTTTCAATCTCACCTCTCTCAAAAGCTTCTATTACTTGTGGACTATCTTTACGCTCACCTGAAACTGTATTCGGTGTGAGCTTTTCTAAAGCGGGTAAAGAGTTGCCAAAGATAAGTAATCTTTTGGTGTCCTTGATAATTTTCTTAGCAACTTCATGCTTTGTATTGGACGTATGCAGACACTCAAGACGCTTTCTGATAGCGTACTTCATCTGAAACTCTGCACTCTTTACACCTCTGTTTTTGAGCATAGCCGCTTTCTTAAAAGCTTTATCCCAATAGATATAGTTTTCCCACTCAGTGGTCATAAACTTTTTAGTCTTATTACCAGCCTCAATATTCTTTACTGTGCTGTCGAGTCTGGAGTTGACTACAATAATATCAAGTGGCTTTGATGTGCCATTCTTGACACTATCGCTAAGTGAATAAGTATATACAACAGGAGCATACTTATCCAGTATATCACCCTTTGTGTAACCATCATACTCTACAGTTCTGTCAGTGGTTGCTGTCAAACCCATAAGCGCATCATAAGTATTGTTCTTATAAAACGATGAGTATGTAGGAGTTAGAGAGTCATGTATCTCATCAGCACCCACAAGTCCGAAGTGTTCTCCTTTCCATTTGTGTGCTGTCTGATATGTATTGAACTCAATCTCTACATCGAGGATTCTCTTGTCAATCTCTGCAAACTGCTGTATGTTTTTGCGTAGAGCATCTTCTCTGAGCTTTCTCTCCGCAAGGAATATCTTTCTACCTTCTGTAACAAGACACGCTTTTAGAAACAACCATGTCTTACCAACACCTGTTGCTATCTCTGCAGTACCTTTCTTCGTTGGAAGCCATGCTTGTAAAGCTTCTTCCTGTATCTGATTTCTATTCAAAACAAACTTCCTGTTTGGTTAACTATTTGATCTATGATCTTGTTAGCTTCTCTTGTGTAGAACTTGTAGTTGATATCTTTGAACTCGTGTGCATAATTAAACGGTTCAACATTATATCCTCTCCACACAAACTCTTTTCTTCCATCATCGTACTTTTTAAGAAGCACAGGCCCCTTGTTTGCAACAATATATCTAAAGTTCTTACCTACTGGCTCGTCACTATTGACGGTAACCAGATGACCTTTAGAATTTTTTCCAAACTTGGTAGCCATACAGAAGTCAAATATGTTATCTGACTCTTTGATTGTTGTTTCTACGGGGATACCCTTTATAAAATAGTTTTCAATGGCTTTTGAAACAATGACCATCGAATGGTCTTTGTGAAACTCTCTCTCGGTGACAAACATTTTACCTTTCTTCTTTATTTTACCACTTGTGGTTTCAAAGATGAAGTTGTTGCAGTCACGCAAAGCCATCATTTTAAATCTGTCATACTCCACAGGAATTTCAAAAGAAGCAAAGAACTCATCTGTAATTCTTTCCAACTCTTTCTCATTCTCTGGTTTGAGTTTATAAGTAAGACCGTCTGTGTTTGCATAGATTATCTTACCGACAGACTGAAGTTTCTCAGCCAACATAATAAGCATAAGCTGACCATTGATAGTCACTCTGTATAAACAGAATGGGTCATACAAGAAAGAATACTCATCATTGAGCTTACCGTATATAGAGTTAACAGTAATCTTCAATGACGCAGCCTCGAGTGCTGCTTCAGGGTCACCTTTCTTTTTCTTGGCTTCAAGTCGTCTTGTAACTATCTCTCGTAGCACATCAAGAAACTCAGGACCAAGATGCCTTGGAAATATATTAAATGTCAACATCAGATGTGGGTAGTAGCTACCAGCATCTAAGTCTTTTAGAATAAACTCTCCTTCTTTTAAATAGAAAGGGTCGTTGTCTGAATGCAAACCACCTTTTGCTACTTTGAGTGGAAGCTCATCAAGTAGAAACTTGATCTCTTCAAAGTTACCGATGTTCTTTCTTCTTAAATCTTCAAGTAAAGACTGAAGTCTTGGACTTTCAAATTTAATACGCTCATCAATAATATGTTCCATCCTGTAGTTGCGATACTGACCACGAAGATGTTTTATATAAGACTCTGCTTTACCTGTGACACGGCAATACTCTTTGAGCATTACTGTTTCACCAATAGCTGAGTTAGAGTGGTTTGATAGTTTTATACCGTACTTTTTACCCAAGTCTTTACGAAGCTTGAGCATCTCTTGTGTTTCAAAGTGGTTGTAAAATTTCTCAGTTTCTCTAACATCATGTATATTATATGATATGACCTCATCAAATACAGACTTATCAAGATAAGTCCCTGGAGGGTACGGAAGGTCTCTAACATCTTTAGACTGCATAGCAATCTCAAGACCTTTTAGTGATGTCCTCCGTGCTTTGTTATTGAAATGCCATAGCTTGAATAAGTCAAGCTGTCGTATCCTATTTTTTACCATAGGATGCTTGTTTTCAATAACTTCCTCATTGAAGTCGTATATAGCTTTGTTGATATCTTGGACATGAGGTAAGTCTGAATCCATTACAAAGGATAAAATCTTCTGGTCATAGTGTAAACTATTAAAACCAACAAGACCTTTCACACCTTTGAGAAAGGTATTCATCTGTCTTAGCTCATTCTTTCTCTCGGAAACTTCAAAAGTATATACCTCATCCTCAAATGCAAATGTTACACAGAAGAAGTTAGGATATACCTCGATGTCATAGACATAGATCAGGCTTTTTTGCGCCATTCTCCAAGGTTGAGTTTATGTATATCAACAGCATCTGAAATAAGATTCAAGTTTGGAAAATAAAGAAGCATAACAGGTATCTGAATAAACGCTCTGTATGGGTCGCAATAGATGTCCATACAACCTATTATTACAACCCAAAGGTATAAGATAGGTAGTGTAATAAGAGAAATCATCTCTGTCCATATATATTTGGAGCCTTTGACAGCAACAGAGTTTTGAACTACCTCACCCAAACTATTATTGCTTGTGATTGAAAAGAAAAGACCCAATGTAGCTGCTGCTATAATAGGATCCCAAATCATCAAAACAAATAGTGCAATGAGTAGAAGTCTTTGCCAGAATGTAGGCAAGTGGTTACCACTAAATAGAAGAAACCTTCTATTGGTGATAGGTTTGAAGAAATTTTTCATACTCTGGTTTTATTTCATCTAAAATCTTTCTTGAGTAATTCTTTTTGCCCAGGTTTTCATCTATCTGAACAAAAGGATAATCAATTAATCTTTTGCGTAGAACATAAGCAGCGTCATACCCATATTTATTCTCTATATGATTGATAAATATGTTTGTATGATCTTCTTCATCTTCATAAGCAACGTCAATCTCTAACAACTCAAGTCGTAGAGGTTTTTGACGTTTAATGGAATTGATGTGGAGGTTATTGATGTAGAAACCTTTAGCCATCTTTTTAAAATAGTTGACAACATGAGCTATAGATTCAAACTCAGAATCTATCAAAGATTCTACTCGTTCAAGCATATTGTCTAAAGCTTTGTCAATGGCTATCTCATCTAACTCTTTACCTTTAAATGCGTAATAAAATATCTTAGGTTGTAGAATTTTCGTGTTCTCTACTATCTCCCAGCTTAATCTTATCATGGTAGGTATCTAAAAGATTATTGAGTTTCACGTTAGCCCAATTATGACCAACATTAGAAATCTCACCACCGATGTTTTTTATCTCAGAGAATAAATCTCTAACAACATCTTTAAGTTCATTTGTTTTTCTAACGTACTCTTCTTTTAGAACATCTTCTCTCTGTTTGTTATCTAACTGGTCTAAGATAAAACTAAAATACTGTTTACTTTTTATTCTTTTCCATATAGGGTCAAGAATACTAATAGCTCTCTGATATTCTTCTTGAATAATCTCGTTGTCAGAATCAATAGTACGCTCTTCTAATTTAGTACAACTAGTTCTAGAAATACAGCCAAGTTCTTCAGCAATGTCTACTGGCTTTGCTTCGCCAAGTCTAAATAATATATATAGATTTCTTGCAAATACTGCAGGAGCTCTTCTGTTTGGAACCAATACCTCATCAATAGTAATAGTCGAGCTTCTAAAATGCTGTGCTACATTACAGCATTCAATCATGAATTCTGGATGCTTGATCATCTAAAATTTCTTTTATGGATTTACCAAAGACTTCTTGTACAGCTTGTTCTGCTGTTTTACCTTCGGCTACTAACTTCTTTGCTTCCTCATATTTCTCATTCCAAGAGTCTTCCCAAAATGTAAAGTCGTTACTCATTATAAAAACCTTGGTGGTTCAAACCATTTTTTAGATACTTCATAAACAGAATTATAGACAGAATCGTCAAGATAATCTGCTTCTAAAACTTGAACAACCCACTTTTTAGATTTTGAATTGAATCTCTTTAATCTAACAAGACACCATGCTAAATCATGAGGGACACTAAAACTATCTTGTAGTCTGACAGTATCACCTACTTCATACTTTATTTTCATTTTGTTTTAAACTTTTTACGAAGGTTTCTTACATATTCAAGTAAAGCCATTGCTACTCTTTGATCGGAATCAAACATTCTAGTTAAGCTGGATTCATACATAAATAATTTATCCCACTCATAACTTGAAAGTTGACTCATTTCCCAAAGTCCTTTGTCTTTTACTCTTGATGGTATATCGCACTCACAGTTTTCAACTGTTTGATTACAATACTTACAATCTGTCATCTCTCTTTGGTTTTACACGCTTTCACTATTTCAGTCCCTTCCCACTTATAGCAAAAACCACCTTTACAAACGCATTTCGGATTTATGTCGCTTCTTAATTTTCTTAAAGACCAAGCTTTTTCAAA